TGCAAGGGGACTTGAGCATTTTCCTAGAAACAGGCTTTTCGCCCGCGATTTAGCGGCTTTTCTTCCGCTTGGCGGTGCGACGCTTCCCGCTGGACACCTTGCGGGATGCGGCATTGATGGTCGCCCGGGTGGACAGCGTGCCCCGCAGAGCTTCCGCGGAGGCCCGGCTGACGCTCCAGGCCCGGCCGTTGATCAGCCAGCCTTCGAGGCGGCCGCCGACTGTCCGGTCGCCGTGGGGCTCGCCCTTTTCGTTCCGCGGCAAGTGCGCGAGGAGGTCGCGGCGGATGTACTGCTCACTGCAGCCCGCGATTTTCGCGGCTTTTGCCACCGAAACCCAATCATCTTGGACGGCCATCGCGATCATGCCCCAATCGTAGTAGCGGAGCCGCAACAGTCAACCGCGTACTGAAGCCTGCCGGGGGGTTGCCGCTGGCGGCCCCGGAGCCGGAAAATACGCTGACTGAACAAAACATCGAGCGGAGGGCACTCCCGCTGAAGTTTTGTATACTATGAAGGAACGGACCTAAAACTGCGAGGCAAAGCGATGATTTTACGCGAATTTCTACTTGAGCGTTACGCGATTCTCCACAACCTGAAACCGCGAAGCGTGGAGTTGTACGAATTTACAATCGACCGCTTCCGAGACTTTCTTGGGCGCGAGCCGGAACTGTCCGATTTGGAGGATCTTGTCGTCTCAAAATTCCTGCGATGGCGGGCGGTCACGCCGCACAAAGGCAAGATCGCACGACCGGCCTCTGTACAGAAGGACAAATGCCAGCTTTTAGGGTTGTGGAACGCGGCCGCCCGCAAGCGTCTGGTCGAGCACTTCCCCGATCTGGCCAGAAACATCGTCCGCGTGCCGCACCGGCAGCCCCAGGCGTACACGGTGGACGACATCAGCCGGATGGTCAGGGTCGCGAAGACTCGCTACGGGGCCATCGGCCCGGCTCCAGCGGCGTGGTTTTGGCCGACGCTCTTGATGAGCGCGTACTACACGGGCGAGAGGGTGGGCAGTCACCTCGAAGTCCGGTGGGAACAGGTCGATTCCAACCGCCGCACCATCACGTTTCTGTCAGAGCACCGGAAGGGGCTCGGACGCACGATTACGCGGGCGATCACGCCCCAGCTTGTGCAGATGCTCGACCGGGAGCGACGAGCCCCAGGCGAGCTTGTGTGGCCTTGGCTAGAGCATCGGGCAATCGGCTCCATCTGGCCGCGGATCGCAGCCATCTGCAAGACGGCGGGAGTCACCCCAAAGGGCTTCCACGGCATCCGCAAGAGCAGCGGCAGTTACGTGAAGGCTGGCGGCGGGGATGCCACCGAATTTCTCACGCACGCGGACGGTCGGACAACCCGCGAGCATTACTTAGATCCCAAAATCGTCGGCGAGGCGTCGGCCCTCGACTACTTGCCGCCGCTCGATCTGAGTTGACCCGGGCACGGTGGGGGTCGCAGGCGGAAAGGACGGACGCCGCGACCTCTCCCACCGGCCCGGGTCATTGCTCCGCTGGTCTCTGGATGTTGTCCCTCGCCGCCAGGATCGCCAGCAGCCGCTCGCGCTCTTCGAGCAATCGCCCGATCATGCGGGCCGCCGTGCCCGCCGTCGCCGTCCATGAGTTGCTGGGTCCGTGGCGGTTCACCCAAAGCCATGCCTCGTTGGCTTCGTCCTCGGAGTAGGGCACGCGTTGCTGGATCACTCGCTCTCCTCTTGATAGAGAAGGAGGGCTAAGAGCGAATAACTCGCGAGATCGAGCAAATTGTCTTCGACCGACTCGTGCGGCAAGTTCCCGGTCTTGTTGAACACGGCGAGCCGCGTCACCTTGTCGCTCAGTCGCACCATCGCGCCCTGCCACGCCGGGATCCCGACGAACTCAGCGCCGCGGCGGATGTTCAAGAGCGGGTCGGTGCCGTCGGGGCAGCCGTATCCGGCACTCTTGCTGACGTGCAGTTCGCGGAGGGTGTCGAGGAGGTCGAAATACTTCTGCGAGACAGGATGCACGTCCGAGGCCCGCATCACGCCGTCGCCGCGGAGCGATCCCTCATCGGACAGCGGGCGCGGCTGGCACTTGCCGCCGTCACAGCACCCTTCCCGCCTGTAGCCACGAAGCTTCGGATCGTCGGCGGGCGTGTTGTCGAGGCGGTCGCGAACGGCAGAGCGGAGGGCGTCGTTGGCTTCGGTGAGGCTGGGGCTCATTGTTGTCCTTTCGGCGTTGCGATGTGCATGGCGGCGAGCCCCCCGTCGGGCTCGTAGATAAATGTTTCGCACGCTTGTCTAGCGCCGATGAAACCGTTCACCGAATGCCAATCGTCAGGAGGGCAGACCGTCGGTGCCGTCCGCACGATCACACCGTCGAGAGTGTCGAGCGGTTTGTTGTGCTCCGCAGCTTGGTGGTGAAGGTGCCCCGTGTGCCACTCGCGATAGACGCTGCCGCTCCACGCGTCCTTTTGCTCCAAAGCCATGATCTGCGGCAACTTCTTCCGTGCCCGGTGGCCGTGAGCAAAGCCGAGCAAGTTCTTTCCGTGCGTCAGGTATTGCCGACCCGTGAAGTCGGGTTTGATCGTGATGTGTTTTGCGTTGCGGAACCGCTCACGCATGATCCGTTGAAAGGCCCAACTTAAAACCTCATCGTGATTTCCGTTGACGATGAGCACGTCTGTCGGCACGTCGGCTGCCGACCGTTCGACAATCCCGAGCAGACAATCGCTCGCCACGTCGATCACTTTCTGCAGCCGCCCGTCACGCTCCAGTGGCGTGCCCCCGGTCGTCGTGCCTGCGGGCGTGTCGAAGTGAAACAAGTCGCCTAGAAACGCGATCGTGCGGCGAGCCGGTGCATAGGCCGCACCCGCTTTGAGCAGTTGCCCCGTCACGTCGGTGACGCGCTGCTCCGCGATACCCAGGTCGTAGTCACTGCCGCCTGTCGTCTGGGACCAGGAGTAAGCTCCAAAGTGAGTGTCGCTGACGACCATCACTTGCCACAGCCCGGGCTCTCGCCTCTTCGGCCTTTGCGTCTTCGGTGAGGCCCGGCGGATCGTGCGGGCGGCCGCCGCGATCATTGCTCCAACCACCTCATGCGTCGTCGGCCCAGCCTTCGGCCGCAGTCGCACAAAGACCCGGTGCAATTCAATGCTCCCGCCGTCGCCGTCGCCGCACTCCCACTTGGTCGCCTCGCTGGCCGCGACCTCGAAGCGGGTCATGTCGGCCTCGATATGGGCGAGCAAATCCTCGACGGTCTTGATCCGTCTACTCGTGGAACGGGCCTCCAGCGAATCACCGTCCTGCCGCTGCGTGACCTGTTCGGCGTCAGCACTGGGCTTCGGTGGCGGGAGCTTCGCGGCCACGCTCTCGGCTAGCGTCTTCCTTCGAGCCACGAAATGACTCCTTGTAGGCCGCTTGTCGTCCATCCTCGCTCGCGGGCGGCGTCCATGATCGCGCGAGCGTAGGCCCGCTTCTGGTGCACGTCGTGGTTGAACGCCTGACGCACACGCTCCAGTTCAGCCTGGGCATCTGGCTGGAGTCGTTCAAACCACGTCAGGAACCCGGGGCTGCGGTTCTTTGTCCGCGCGAGCACGTCATCCAGCAGGCTCGGTGCCTTCGCCTTCGCCATGCGTCGTCACTCCTTTGGCGTCAGTGTGTAGAGCATCGCCAGCACACGCCGCTGCACGCGGGCCGCCTCGGTTACGGCCTCCTCTGAGATGTTCGGGCCGAGAGCCGCGTGGAGCAACTCGTGCAGGATCGTCTCGACGCGCGACCAGCCGCGTTGTTTGTCGTCAATCAAGATGCGCGGGCGGGCGGAGTTGTCGAAGAACGTCCACCCGGCGGCGTCGCCTTTGAGCGGCACGAAGCGCAGAAGCCAGCGCTTGCCGTCAATCGTGATGTGGTGATCCTCCGGCACGGCGGGCCTCCGCTTTGCGGGCGTTGCTAATCGCCCGTTTCACCAGCACCCTACCGGCGGCGTCAAGGAACGGCAGGCCGCGCTTCGTCGCCTCCTCGCGCAGCCAGCCCACGATCTCGTCGAGGTGGGCTTCGCACCAGCCGGGCGACTTGGCCTCCTCCTCGTCCATCCTGCGAGCGCGGGCGTTGCACGAGCAGGTAGGCGAGGCTGTGATGCCGACACGCTTTAGGAGTTTCTTTAACTCGGTGCCGGGGCCGTGCGTCGGGGCTGGGGGCGGCGGTGGTTGCAGCGGCACGAACCCCGGCTTCGGCGCACGCGGGTACGCCGGGTGGTCAACGTCTACGGTGATCGTGTCGCCGTCTTCGCTGACGATGCACGGGCGCACTTCGTCTAGCGTGTAGCCGCGTTCGCGGCAGCGGGCGACGAGGTGCTTGATGTGGCAGGCGATCATGGGAGCGGATTGCATCCATCCTCGCACGTTTCGCCTGCGGTCCAAGTCACCTCTCCGTTGTATGGATACGGAAAGGTACACAAGCAGGCCCCGAAAAACGTGTCCACGCAGTTCCCGCCGAAGTTAAAGCAACATCTCCCGACTGGGCCTGCTTCAAGCGGCAGGCAAACGTTCTCAATGACCCACGCGCCGTTCTGTATGTCAACGTGCAGGCTGCAACAAGAAAAACCCTCGGGGCAGCCGTTGCCCGAGCTTTCGCATGTGCTCAAGCACTGCCCATTAACTCGAACCTGCCCCGGCGGGCATTGCTCGCCGCAGACACCCGGCCCGCACGTCGTCCCGCACCCCTTGAACACGCCGCCCATTTCGGTGCATTTAACATCGGCCAAGTATTGGCAACTCGTGCCGAAGCAGCACGCGCCGTTGCAGCATGGGTCTGGCGAGCAGGACGTAGCGCCCGCAGGCACCGTGCCGCCACGGCCCGTACACGTCGCCGGTCGCACCTCGCTGCAACTGTAGGTGTTTGCTCCTTCCGGCACCTCACAACACGGCTGGCAGCAGCAGTTGTTGTTTGTCGTCAGCCTGCGCTTGCCACTGGGTGGAATTGGCCCGGTGAGTTCAAAGTATTTGCCGACGCTGTTGTATTTGAGTGCCATCGTTTACTCGCACGAGCCGACCGGAATCGGAATATCCACGGTTTCGGGGCTGGCGGGGCCGATGACGCAGACTATCTCCTTTCGAGTGCAGCGGATGATTGGGCCGCTGCCCGTATCAAGCACAGAGATGTCCGTGATAACCGTGATCTTGTTGTTAAGCGAAGCCCACGAAGCGCAGTCTTCGCTGCTTCGCCGCACAAGCATTGCGTAGCCAGCGCCGTCGTCTAGTACGCTTGCGCTGCCCGTAGAAATAACCTTGTGGTCGATGCCGCTACTGCACGCCATCGAAAAATTCAGCAGCCGCCACTTGTCGCCGTCCTGGGCCACCACGCAGTCGCGCGTACCCGACGCGGAAGGGATGTTCACAAACGTGTTGATCACCGAGGCGGTGCCGCCGCCTTCAAGATTGACCGTTTTGGTTCCGCCCTTGCCCCAGGCACCGGAAAAGGTTGCTTTGCGGACTCCGCCGCTGTCCTCAGTGTTCACGAAGTACCACGCCGTGCCCTCCTTCGCGATCGCGCACACCTGTGGCTGCGTCGTGTCGAGCGGGGCCACGTCGTAGAGTTGGTTGAAGGCGGCAACCGTGTTCGGCGTCGTCGTTTGGTTCTTGAACGTCAGCACTTGCTCAGTGCCAGTGGCCCACGCTGCCGTGAAGGTCGCCATGCGAAACGGCTTGGAAAGCGTCGGCGACTGCACAGGCTCAAACGACATGGGCCGCCCGCCGGTCGGCGTGAGTTCCACCTGACGCACAACGCTCGCAATCCGCTCGGCGGATTCGCGTGTGAACTGTACGCGGTCGCGGGGCGTCGTCATGGCGAGGCTCCAAAGATCCCGCCGAAGTTCGCCTCTGGGCAGACGCGGCGGTCGAGGATCGACGGCGCGCCGCTGGCCAGCCCGCCGCTGCCGTTGAGTGCTACGGGATTCGGAGATGGCAGCCATACGTCATTCTCGAAATCGAACACCAGCGCCCTGCGTTTTTCGCTGCCTGCGATGTAGTTGAAACCCACGTCGGGCAGTTGCAGATTGTGGCCGCTCTCGCGGTAAAGCAGCGTGGCAGTCGCCTCGTAATACGCGACGGTGCCTCCCGACTGCTCCTCGAAAGCAAGGTTCGCCGTTATGCCGTTTACGCGCAGCGTGTGCTGCGGACAACCTAAATAAGAGTCGCTGTTAACGCAGTTGTTCGCAGCAAACCACGCGGACGGCCAGGACGAGAAATTTTTCTTCACCGTCGCTCGCACGATTGATTCCGTAGTCGTTAGACCGGGAAAGTAGTCGTTGGCAGAGTTTGTCAGCGGCTTCGTCGTGCCGCTGTCGTAATAGAAGAGCGCCGGAAACTCGCCCTGCGTAGCCTCGGCGCTCCACTCCGCTGGCCGAGCGGCCGGAGCCAGCAACTCCGTAGCCTGCATTGGCCCATACTCGGCCGTCACTTCGACGTGATAGGGGCTGCCGTCAAAGCCTTCGCGTATCGAAAACTTCCGCAGGACAAACCACGAGCGCAGCGGGTGCGCGGTCCCCCATGTGCCGACGCCTGTAGCGGCTACGATCTCGTCCTCTGTGACCGGCGTTCCAGTCAGCGTGTTGTCGGAGAGTACGCAAATCCACCTCCGCTTGAGTACGGAAGGCCTGCCGATCTCGGCGTCGAACGTGCGGCCCAACTCCTTAGTTGAAACAACTGGCATGGATCACCCTAAACGTGCTGCGCCGACGATTGCCACCGGCGCGTTGTTTTCTGAGAGATACTGAGCGGACGCACCCAGCACCGCCTGCGAAATCGCTTGGAGCGCCCGCGTTTGCAACCGGGCCTCAATGAGCGCCGGATCTTGAGCCTGGGCCGCCACGTCCTGCACGAGCGCCTGCCCCTCGGCCGTGCGAATGTCGGCGACGTTCGCGGAGGCGGTCGTGGGCCGCGTCAGCGCCTCCATCCGGCGGGCCTGCTCCTCCGCGACGCGGGCGCTCTGGGCTAGGGCGGCGTTGGCACCGGCGTAGGCGTCACGGAAGCCTGACAGGAAGGCGTCGTTCTGGCGACTGATGAGGCTCTGGAATTGCTGGGCGGCTGAGGTGCCTTGCTGGAATTGCTGAACGGAGATGCGTTCGGCCTGCTGACGGCCATCGATGATGCGCTGCTCTGCGCGCTCTGCCTGCCGCAGTTGGTTCAGGCGGGCGACACCCGCGCGAGCATCGGCGAGCTGGCCAGACTTGCGGGCCGCCTCAATCGCCTGCTCTTGGGTCTTGATCCGATCCCGAATCGCTTGGACGTTGAGCGCAGCCTGCTTTTCGCGCTCCTCGCGTTGTTTCACCGCCTCCAGTTCGGCCCGCTGGCGGTTGTCCAACTGCGCCGCTAGGAGTTGATCAACCCGATTGTTGGCGTCGATTTTCGATTGGAAGACGAGTTGCGCGTTTTCCTGCTCACGCCGCTTGAGTTCTTCGAGGCGGGCCACGCTGTCCTCGAATAACTTCTGCTGCTGGGCGACCTCGCGGGCATAGGCTTCCCGGTTGAAGATTCCAGCCTCGGCCTGCTGCTGGGCTCTGGCGATGCCTTGCTGCAACTGCTGGGCGGCGACGGCACCGGCGTTGCCGAACTCTTCGGCTTTCTTTACCAGTTCGCCGACGGCGGTTCGCGTCTCCTCGAAGGCCCGCGTGAAACCGTCACCGAAGCCTTGGTCGAGCGCCTGCTGTTGCTCTTCAAGGCCAGCCTTGATCTGATCGACCGATGCGAGACGTGCCGAGGCGGCAGCCGCCTCCTCGTTGCGGCGCTCAATGATCGCGGTGTTAATCTCGACTTCAAGACGGGCCTGTTCGGCAGTCACGTCGGCGATCTGCTGCTCAAGCGTCGATCGCTCCCTCGTTGACTTGAGCAGGGCATCTACACGGGCAGTCGCGTCCTTGGCGGCCTGCGCCTCGCCGTCGGCAATCTGCCGCTGCTGTTCGACAATCTTTTGCAGTTGCAGGATCCGCTCTTCGCCAGCCCGGGCAAGGTCGCCGAACGGGTTGACGCCCGCGATCTCCTGCCGTACGCGGGCGATTTCTCGCTCCAGCCGCAGCACATTCTGCGCGGCTTCGGCCCGCTGGGCGTCGCCGTCGAAATTCTGCTGAATCCGCTGCTGCTCGATGAGTGCGTCGGATGCGTCGCGGTCGGCCTGCACCTTGCGGCTGACCTCCTCGGCCGCGCGGCGGGCAAGGTCGATCTGCTGGCGATATTGCTCGTTGGCCCGCTCAATCGACTTTGAGAACGCTGCCTCGTCAATGATTCGCTTATTGAACCGCTCCCGCAGTCCCTCGACCACGCGGTCGTACTCGGCGAACGCACGAGCACCAGCCACGCCGAACCGCTCTGCCTCAAGCGAGGCGCGCGAGAGCTGTTCGTTGACCGACTTCATCGCTTGGTCGAAGTCTCTGGCGAAGCCACGCTCCAGCGGCTTCTCCGCCTCGCGCCGCACCTTGCCGACGGCTTCCGTCGTTTTCTCTGCGGTGCCAAACACGAAGTCGATGCCGTTGTTGATTTGCTCAAACGCAACCCCGACGATCTTCATCCCGTCGGCAAAACCGTCGATGAAAGGCTGGGCAACCCGGAGGAGGCCGCCGAAGACTCTGGATGCCGTGCCGAAGAACTCGGCGAGTGCGCTTGTGCCGCTCGCCACCGCGTCGATAAACGGCTTGAGCGTGGTCAGCGATAGACCGGCAAGCGAAGTCTGCAAATCGTCAAACGCTGACCCGAGCGTTGCGATCAAGTCGAAGTCGGCACTACTGAGGGTCGCACCGAACCGAGCGATCGCGCTCTCCGCCTCCGTGAACGCGCTGAAGCCTCGCCGCAGCGTCTCGCCAGACTTACCCAGCAAATCGACTTGCAAAGCCGACCGCCGTGCCGGGTCTTCGATCTTCGCAAGAGCCTCGGCCGTCTGCTCTGCGAGTTGCACCGGGGTGCTGTTCGCCAGGGCTTCCTGCGAGATACCCAGTTCGCGGAACGCCGCGGCGGCCTCGCCGGACCCCGACCGGGCCTTGTCAATCGTGACGGCGAACTTCTGGACTCCGCTCGCCAGGGCATCGACCGACGTGCCTGTGCGGCGGGCCGCTTCGTCCAACACCTGAATCGTCTGGAAGTCTGTCCCGGCCTGCTGGGCGGCAAACCCGAGCGACTCGACGCGGCCTTCGAGATCCCGCAGCCCGGCGATGATCGAAGCCGCAGCGGCACCAAAGCCAGCGATGGCGGCCACGCCCAGGCCGACAGGCGTGGCGAGGGCACCGAACGAACTGCCCAGCGTCTCCACTGAACGATTCAGGCCACCGGCCGCGAGCTTCTCAAAGCCTTGAACGGCCCCGGATAGGGCCGACACACGTCCCGCGACGGCCCCCATGTTCCCGGGGAGCAGCGACAGAAGCCCGCTCAGTTCGGAGAGTTGCAGATTGGCCTGACGGCTCGTGTTGGCGAGTGAAGCCTGCGAGGCACTGGCGGTCGCATTGGCTTCCGACAACTGCGTGAGCGACGCCGCGGCTCGCTCAATGTCGAGCGTTCCGTCTCGGGCGTTCTCTGCCAGCAACCGAATGAACCGGGCGGCATCCTCCGACGATGACAGGTCAACGCCCGCGAGCGAGGCTAGGGCTCTCTCGAACGTCGGGGCGTCGATAGCACCGGCCCGCAACTCCTCAACCAACTTGGTGATCTTGCCCGCGGCGTCCTGCTGCTCCGTGGCGTACTGGGCCGTCGTCCTGATGCCACGCTCAAAGACATCGGCGGCCTGCTCCGCCTCTTCTTTCAGTTGGGCAAACGCCGCCGCGAACTCCTGCGGCCCGATGATGTCGTCTTGCAACTGCTGGGCGAGGTTGCCGAAGCGTTCCGCAAACTGCTCCTGCGCCCGGGCAGCGGCGGCCGACGCCGCCGTGAACGGGGCGAAGACAGCCGTGGCCCGCTCGGCCTGCGCGCCGATCCGCTGCAGCGCCTTGTCAACGGGATCAAGCGACTTCGCGAGCGATGAGGCATCGCCCGTCACCTTCAACGCGAGTCCTAGGATCGTTGACATCAATCAACCCCGAGCGCCTTTTTCAAATCCAAAATCACGTCGCGAGCCTGGGCCGGATGCTGCGGCGGTTTTTCGATGGGGTTGAAATCCGAAGCCGGTGGAGTCTTGCCTTTCGCACAGTGCGGTGCGAGCACCGCCGACACGACAAGGCCCGTCTCCGCCCAGGAATCGGGGATCGCCTCAAAGAACCGCGTGTAAGCCTTCCACTCCGTAAACTCACGACTCGACATCCGAGCCATCAATTCCGATACCGTCATCTTCAGGTGCCCGGCGAGCGCGAAGGCAAACCTCCGCGTGTCGGACACGTTCAGCCTTTTCCCAACTCCTCCACGTCGCCCTCCGACATCGCGTTGTGCTTCATCGCACGGTCGAAGAGCCTCGTCATCACGGCGGCCGACTTCTTCCCGAGCTTCTCAATCTGCTCGCGCGTGAAGAGGAGGTCGCCCTTTTCGTTGCACAACACCCGCTGGAGATACTCTGTGCGGAAATTGTCGATTCCCGTCTCGCGCTTGCCGATCCACATTCGCTCATAGGCGTCACGCTCGGCAACAGTCATTACGCGGATAAACACCGATCCGCCCCACTCTTTAACCTTCACTTCAAGGAGGGAGGCGTCGTCGGCGGCGAGAATCTGGTCAGCGGTTAGAGCCATGCTTGTGTTCCTCATTCGGGCGTGATCTTGAACGTCATCGCGTACCGTGCGATGTCGTTTACCTTGCCCGAGAGTTGCACGCGCTCGCAGATCGCCTTCGTGGAGAACGTCAGCCCGCCACCCGAGATGGCGAGCGTGGCTTTCTTGCCGTAGTCGCTAGGAGAGAGCTTGTCGTCGCTCAGGCACGAAATATCTATAGTGCCCAAGTCAAACGTCCATGTGCTGGCCCGCGCGAGCGGCAGACCGCCGCCACCCGCGTTGACCTTGATCTCGGTGACCTCACCAAGAGTCTGTCCGCTCCACGTGACGCTGACCCCCGTGCATACGTTCGCCATGACGGGCCTCCGTCAGACGACTAGCGTGCAATGCGGACCGTAGCCTGACCGCGGATCGCGTCGTTCGTCGCCAGCGTCAGCGTCGAGGCGTTGACCGTGTAGGCCACGCCGCTCAACAGATTCACGCCGCCAGTGATGATGGTGCACGTGCCGGTCGCGCCGTCCGCGATGATGTCGCGGCCGAGGTAGTCAAACTGCACAGAGCGCCCCGTGTCGCTGACGCTGCCCTTGAGCGGGCGGTCGATGGTCGCAAGTTGGGCACCAGTGGTCAGACCCAAGTGCGCAACGTCGATCTTCTCTTGGTCGGCATTCGGGTCGGTGTACGAAATGACGATGTTCGTGACCGTGTAGAGGTTCGCGCCCAGGCGAAGCGACGTTCCGGTTCCGTCATGCGGGGTGGCTGACATTCCTAAATCTCCTTCCAGATGATCGAGTACGTTTGCGACACCGAATACACGGGCGGCGTGTCGCCACCGGCTAGCTGCACGAACCCGTCCGACTCGTTATCGAGCGAGACGTTGT